AAATGAACTTTGTCAATCAATTGCTGAACTAATGGGCGTTACAATAAAGACAAGTAACGCAGACTTTCTGCCATCCATATCACGTTTAGTAATGTTGCATCAACCTATCATGGGTGAGGTAGATCTCAATGGTAAGATGATAAAGACAGAGGTAGTACCAGTAGGTGCATTCACCCTCAAGACAGGTGATGATATAGTCTACAGTAATGGTGCTACGATTCGTGTCTTTGCCCAACGCAATCAGTGGCAGAGATGGAACAGTGATACAGAAGAGATGGAAAAGTCTGTGATGTCCAACACACTTAACGGTGACTTAAAGGATAGCATTGGTGGATTCAACTTAGGTAGACCATCAGGTTACATCGAAGACTTCAACTCACTACCTGATGCAACCAAACAACTGATGCGCTCAGTCAAGCGTGTCATGGTGTACTACGGTACAGTTTCATTGGACAGCCCTATGAATGAGAAGGGTGAGCCTGTGGATGCAGTAGAGGCTGTGCCATTTGTTATGGATGTAAAGAACCGTGACAGCTTGAAGAGTATCAATGGTGTGATGAGTAACTTCAAGAAGAAGAACATGTTACCCATCATGTCTACCATAAGTCTGACAGGTGTAGAAGATAGTATACCTACTGGTGCTAAGTTTGGTAAGATACAAGCAAGCACTGGTGATAGTGTTGAACTTATCAATGAAGACAACGACACACTCAAAGACTTCTTAGAACTTATTGAGTACAGCAATGGTAAGATACTAGATCTACACCATGATCGTGCTAAAGGTCATAGCGATGAAGATGCAGAACTTGTCGGTGAGATCCTCAACAATGACTTCGTGGAGGTGGCTGAGTAATGAATCACCCTGCTGAACTACAAGTCTTTAGCTACTTGCAAAAGGCTATGAAGGGTGAGGCTACAATGACAGAGGAGGTGACCAACTTGGTTGCCTCCGATGTTAAGGCTGCTATGGATAAGCAGTTCAACTCTCCACCCCGTGATGCTTTTAAGTTACGTATGTCTAACATAGGCAGACCTAAGTGCCAGTTGTGGTTTGATAAGAATAAACCTGAAGACAAAGTACCATTGCCACCACACTTCCTGATGAACATGATACTAGGTGACATAGTAGAAGCTGTGTTCAAAGGGTTGCTACGTGCAGCAGGTGCTGAGTTCAAAGACAATGACAATGTTACACTCAAGTTACCTGATGGACAAGAGATTAATGGTGAGTACGATATGGAGATGGACGGAAAGATAGATGATGTAAAGTCTGCATCACCTTGGTCTTATCAAAATAAGTTTGACTCATTTGAATCTTTACAGAAGGGTGATGGCTTCGGTTATATACCACAATTAGTTGGATACTCTAAAGCCGCAGGAAAAGAAGTTGGTGGTTGGTGGGTGGTCAACAAAGGCAACGGTGAGTTTAAGTATGTCAGTGCTTCTGAGGTTGACTCTGATAAGGTAATAGAAGACATCCAAGAAACGGTAAATTATATAGACAATGATGAGCCTTTTGAAAGATGTTTTAAAGCTGTACCTGAGACATTCTATAAGAAGCAAACAGGCAACCTTGTACTTAGTAGCTCATGCAAATTCTGCAGTCACAAACACAAATGTTGGAACAGTTTAAAGACATTGCCCTCAAGGGTATCTAAAGCCAAGAACCCACCTGAAGTGGATTATATATTTATAGGAGATGATAATGACTAAAATTATAATTAAATTAAATGACAATGAAGAGAAAGAACTACAGACAGACGATTTCAATGAAGAACAAAATGGTATCTTTACTGAAGCTAGTATGGCAGAGCGAGAGCTAAATAGATACAAATATATGGTAGCTATTTTTACTGATCGTAGAGACTTCTTATTAGGTAAGCTACTAGAATCGGTAAACAAGGAAGATGATGGTACAGAAAAGGAAACATAATAAAAGGTTATACCGTAGTGGCCTCGAACTAGAGGCTGCTGCGTTTCTAGAGACTAGACAGAAGACGGTAGAGTATGAGAAGATAAAGATAGAGTGGGAAGACTTACGCTATCGTACATACACACCAGACTTTGAGTTAGACAACGGTATCATAATAGAAACAAAAGGATTATTTAGTTCTGCAGATAGAAAGAAACATCTTGAAATACAAAGACAACATCCTAAGTTAGACATTAGGTTTGTATTTAGTAACGCTAAACAAAGACTATACAAAGGAGCTAAGTCTAGGTACTGTGACTGGTGTGATCAGAAGAACTTCAAGTGGGCGCATCGTGTAATACCTGAAGGATGGCTAATAGAAAAAGGCAAGCGCATGAAAGAGCAGCGTGTCGTAGTGAAAAGGAGATCCTGATGGGTCACGAAATAGAAGATGGTGAAGTTGCTATAATAGTAAAGCCTGAGTTAGATGAAGATGGCGAGTGGGATGGTACTCTAAAGACTGGATTAGTGTTTGGTGAAAGTAAAAACCCTGTAGCTACAAGAGCAGCTATGGACTTAGCTTTGACTATGGCAGCAACTACTAATGTGTTAGATGACTACCCAGAGATATTTGATTACTATGATGAAGCTAGGGTAGACTTAATAAAAGAAATGTTCCCTAAAGAGTTTGCTGAATCAGCACTTGCGATAGACGAAGAAATGGACTATACCACAGATGGTAACGTAATCAAATTAACCAAGTGGACAAAGACGTTAGGTGAAGCATGAGTGATCCAGTAAACAACCCACCACATTACAACCAAGCAGGTATAGAATGCATTGATGCTATCCTTGCTGCAACTAACCACAACAAAGAAGGATACCTACAAGGAAACATACTGAAGTACGTATGGAGGTACGACTACAAGAATGGGTTAGAAGATTTAGAGAAAGCACAATGGTACTTAAACAAACTCATAGAAGTATATAAAGAGAAGCACAAATGAAACGTAAGTTTAGTGTAACATATATGATGGAGGTAGACGAAGAGAATAACTTCTTATCCTCCCATCAAGAAGGTCATAAGGAAGACGTGTATGATTTAGTAAGTAATGTCATGCATGATGTAGATGACATAAAGATACAGAATCTAGTAGTGAAGGAGAGACAATGAACTTTAATGAGTACCAAGAGGAAGCTGTAAAGACTGCTATATATACTGACCCTATCATATACCCTGCGTTAGGCTTGGGCAATGAGGCAGGTGAGGTGCAGGGTAAAGTCAAGAAGATGTTACGTGATGATACGTTTGACAAACCTGCTATAGCTGCAGAGATAGGTGATGTGTTGTGGTATATAGCTGCACTGTGTCGTGACCTAGAAGTAAGCATGGATGATATTGCTACAGGTAACCTAGCTAAACTAAAGAGTAGACAAGAACGTGGAACTATACAAGGAAGTGGAGACAATAGATGATTGACCCCTCTATGACAGAAATTTATAAAGGCATGTTCATATTGTTATGTGTAATAGTAGGAGCCATATGGGTATTTACAAGGGATTACAAATGAACTATTGTGATATGAAAGGTTTGATATGGCCTTTCCTTTTTTGTGTATTCGTTATAATAATATTACCAGTGTTACTGGTAGACAACAAGAAGTACTGTAAACAAAGCATCGTTCCATGTTACCCTTGGAACAACGGAGGATTAAATGAGTAACTTACTACCAACAGACTATCAGAGTTTTATACACCAGTCACGCTATGCCAAGTATATAGATGGCAAAGGCCGTGAGTCATGGGCAGAGACAGTAGGACGCTACATGGATAATGTAGTACGTCCAAAGCTAGGCAACGATTCGTGGAGCAATGAGATAGAGCAAGCTATACTTAGCTTAGATGTAATGCCAAGCATGAGAGCCATGATGACTAGTGGTGCTGCGTTGGACAGAGATAACACAGCAGGATATAACTGCAGCTACCTACCTGTCGATGACCCTAAGTCTTTCGATGAGGCTATGTTTATCTTGCTTTGTGGTACTGGTGTAGGCTTTTCAGTAGAGCGCCAGTTCATACAGCAGCTACCTGAAGTACCTGAGTTGTTTGATAGTGAGACTACCATTGTAGTTAAGGATAGCAAAGAGGGTTGGGCTAAGTCCTTCCGTCAGCTACTGGCATTGTTATGGGCAGGTGAGATACCCAAGTGGGATGTTACTCGTGTACGCCCTGCAGGTGCTAGACTAAAGACGTTTGGTGGTAGAGCCAGTGGTCCAGGACCTCTTGTCGAATTGTTTAACTTCTCAGTCAACACCTTCAAGAATGCACAAGGACGTAAGCTTACCTCTATGGAATGCCATGACTTGATGTGCTTCATTGGACAGATAGTTGTAGTGGGTGGTGTCAGACGTAGTGCTATGATCTCTTTGTCTAACCTAAGTGATGACCGTATGCGTCACGCTAAGTCAGGACAGTGGTGGGAGACAGCAGCACACAGAGCATTGGCTAACAACTCCGTATCATACACAGAGAAGCCAGACATAGAAACATTTATGCGTGAGTGGACTGCGTTGGTAGAGAGTAAGTCAGGTGAGAGAGGTATATTTAATCGTGAAGCATCTAAAGCACAGGCTTCTAAGTATGGTAGACGTGATCCTGACTGGCAGTTTGGAACTAATCCATGTAGTGAAATCATACTTAGACCCTACCAGTTTTGTAATCTTACGGAGGTTGTGGTACGTGCCACTGATACGGTTAAAGACTTGGAGCGTAAGGTCAAACTCGCCACAATACTTGGGACAATCCAAAGCTCGTACACAA